TTACCTATTCTCTCTAGTTCTTCCTTTTCATCTACATTTTTAAGTGTAGCCAAGAAGAACTTGATAATATTCTTATATGGTTGTGGTATTAATGGCATTAATGATGTAAATATTTTCATCATTATCTCCTCCTATTTGGCTTTTTCTTTTTCACCGAAGACTTTCTTGTCTTTACTATCGGCTTTTTGTACTTGTATGCTTTCCCCATTGGCATTGTTGCACTCTCCTTTGCATTGATTTCTAACCAAAGATAATTTATCCAATTCAAGTTCGGCTATTCTTTGATTTCTAACTTGTATTATTGTTAGCAAATCATGTTTAATTTGCTCCTCAGTAGTCATTTCTCCTCCTTATGACCATTTTTTAGTTGATTTCGTTTAGCACTTCCTATTGCTGCATCTTCCCTATCAACTAATAATTTTTTATAATCGCTATCTATTGTAGCCAATGGACCCAATACATTCAAAATTTCACCTTGACTACTACCTTGCGATATAGAAGCTGCTCTATGTTTTAATGCTAATGTCATGGCTTCTTTTCTGTGAGTTTCTACATTCTGTGTATCGAATGAACCATCGTCTAACTCTTTCTTTAGCCTAGACCAATGTTCTATTTCTCGCACCCTATCTGTACTTACTCTTTCTAAATCAATTTTTTGCCAATTTTTTTCATCTAAGTCTACTTGTAACATTTCTTTTTTAAGATCATCTTGTTCATTTTCAATGGCTCGTTCTAGCATTTTTATTTCTATTGTCAATCTTCTATAGTCATACGATTCACGCCTAAGATTCTTGTACATCATTACTTGTTCTCTTACACATTGCCAATATTTACTAGCAGGTGTCGGATGCTTACCATCTTGCAAAATTGAATAACGCATTTCAGATTCAGTTCTATATATTTGATTTTTAAAGTAAGCATCATCTATTTCTTCCCTTAAATCTTTAAGGAAATCCGAATCTTCTTTTTTTAACATTGGAAAGTTATTCAAGTGTTATTGCTCCTTGCGTAAATGTACCACTAGGAAGCTCAGCATCTGCCATAAAATTATTTAAGTCTATAATTCCCTGATTTACTAAAGTTTGTGCTTGTGATCTAGTTTTTTCGTCAAGGCTGTGTTTTGAAATAAAAGTTGATGATTCACCTGAGCCATCTACTTTATCTTCTATCTTATAAACATTGCCCGGATAACCTTTAAGAGTACACCTTTCTGCATCTGCATAAGTAAATTGTGTAAGTTGTTCTTTGTGAAAATATACCATATTAAGATTTATCCAAGTGCATTATTAGATTTGTTGCTGAACTTGTAGATGATGTAGTACCACCACCTAAAGTTGCACTACCATTTGTGCCACCACAATTAGTGCTAGGGTTTGTATGGTGTCTATCATCACTAGGAGTTGGACCAGTTGCCCAACTTGTACCTGCAAATATTTCGCTATCATTATTAGCAATCCTGCCACCACCAGTAAGACAAGCATCTGCTGGAGTACCCATTAAACTTCCTACATTCCTTGCATTTGCAAGATCATAACTAGATGACCAACTACTACCATCAAATGTATATGATGTATCTAAGACAGAACCATTGTAACCACCAACTATTAAATAATCTGAACTAGATGTTCCTGTTCCAGAACCATACGCTTGGTTTGCACTTAAGTTTGCAGGAGTAGTTGACCAAGATGAACCATCATAACTTTCAGATTCAGCATTATAACCACCTATGTACCCACCATTTGATAACGCACTACCTTGTGTTCCACCAATAGCAGTACATTCGCCACCATTGGTATTAGAGTTTGCACTACTTCCCCAGCTATCTGTGCCACCACCAGTATATTCATACGATGTTCTTATTTCTGCCATCTAAGTTGCCCCTCCATGAATTAATCCTGCACTTTCTGAACCACACCCAGTTAAAGAATGAGTTGCCGTTCCTATGGCTGCCACAGCATCAGTTGCTCCAGTAGAACCATTATATCCTTCACAAGATGTTAATTTCGTTCCAGAACTATTTTTTCCACCACCAATAATAATTGCATCCCTGCTCACTCCAAATCCAAATAGTCTACTTCTTGCTGTGTCTAAGGTAGCACTAGATGTAGAAAATGTATCACCTTGCACTAAACCTACGAAATCTAATCCGTTAACATGCTCCATGTTGGCATCAGTTAATCCATTTAATTTTTCAATACTTGCTAGTGCAATTCCATTTAATTTTTCTATTTCGTTACCCATATTATGCGTGTTCTATAATATCGTTGCTTGGATTAAAAAATACAGAGTTTGCTGTAACTGCAAAACCAAGAACTTGTACAAAGTCACCATCACTATCAGGTGCTGTTTGTTCAGGCACATTTTCGCTACTTGTTTCTGCTTCTGGAGTATATAATGTTCCACCAACTGTATATGCTGGGAATGAACCATTGTCACCTAAAAATCCATACAATAAGAATTTACCTGTTGCATCTGCCGATATATCAGCTGCTGCCATAGCAACACATCTTGAAGTAGCTGAAGCTGAAGCTACTGCTTTCCACATTTTAGAATCTGCTGCTTTAAAATAAACTACCTCACCTCTTACTAAATCTTCACCTGCTGTAAATGTAGCAGTTATTCCTGATACAGTTTCGTCTGTTGGTGATGAATCCAAATGTGCTTCTTGTGTGATATCTACTATTCCAGCACTTACTGTTCCTGTTGTTGATATAGCACCTGACCCAACATCTATGCTTGAAAATCCTGATGTTATTGAACCTGCGTTTACTGCACCAACTGTAACTATACTTGAACTACCTGCTGCAGCTGAAGCACCTATATCAGATAAAACTTCTGATGCACTTCTACCTTCTACGACTGTGCCGTCTACTCGTAAGAAATCATCATCTGCTACACCTGATGTAAACTGTGGCACATCATGTTGTGATATTCCTTTGGCTATCTGTAATTTATTGCTATCTATTTCAAGTCCAGAGTTTGTACCTAAATCAACTGCAACTGTAACTCCACCTGAAGTTCCACCACCACTAATACCATCACCTGCTGTTACGCCTGTAATATCTCCTGTAGTTGCTGCTGCCCAAGCGATATCTGTGCCATCTGATGTTAATACATAGTTTGCAGAACCAACTGCTAAAGCAGCAGGATCACCACTTGCATCACCATATATAATTTTACCTCTAGCCAATCCAGCCATTTTTGCAAGAGTAACTTGGTCGTCTGCTATATGAGCAGTATCAATCGAGCCATCTGTATAGTGTTCACTATCAATAGCATCGTCTGCTATCTTGGCTCCTGTAATAGCATCGGCTGCTATATAACTAGAAGCTATAGCAGTTCCTTGCCAAACACCAGTTGAAATAGTACCAACTCCTGTTATGTTAGTTTGACTTGCTGTTTGTAATGTACCTGCAAGTTGAGTAGCCGTAAGTCTACCTGTACTTGGGTTATATGTTAAATTACCATCAGATTCTAAACCTAAATCTCCACCATCAACATCTCCACCTGCTGTAAATACAACTGCATTATCTTCATCGGTACTCTCGTTATCTGTAATAGTTACTGTAGTTGCTACAGATGCAGTACCAGTTACATCACCTGTAAGAGGACCTGCAAAGGCATCTGCTGTTACTGTGCCATCAAAATAAGCATCTTTAAATTCAAGTGAACTTGTACCTAAGTCTATTTGGTTGTCAGTTGCAGGATATAATGCACTAGCAGTCAATGTTAATCTATTTGCATTATCTACTTTAAAATCAATTTCGTTAGCAGTACCAAAGTCTATAGCAGTCTGTGAGTCCTCACCTATTATTAAATCAGTAGCATATATCGAAGTTACTCCTGTTAGTGCTGCTGACCATTCAGGTGCTGATGCCCCTGAGTTTGTCATTAAGACTTGACCAGCACTACCTATGCCTAATCTTGATAATTGTGTAGTAGAACTAGCATATATAATATCTCCAGCAGCTTGTGAATCTAAAGTATGTCCAGTAATTGATTCGTATTCAGTCTGAGATAACTGAGAACCTACGCTTGCGTGTTTTAATTCGTTTGCCATTAACTTGTTTTAACCTCCGTCATTTCCAAAGTAAATAACCTTGTCTGGTCAGGTGACACATTTCTATTAGCATATATTCTATTAGAAATTAAGTCATCTGTGAATTTTAAATTAACATAATGTGAAGTACCATCAATATCTGTAAATAATACAAATGGTTCTTGTCTTAATGTTTCTAAATTAGTTATATCTGTAGTTGATAATCCAGATTTTATTGTTCTTCTTAATTGTAAACTTCTTCTATCAGTTAATTTTGTAACAGCAGTCCATTTTCTATAATCAATAGGATTCCAAGCAGCGTGAAATACTAATGAAGTTATCCTAGGAGCAGAACTATTTACATTGCTAGTAAAAGTAATTTTAAATCTAATACGATCAAAATTTGTAAGAGTAGATAAAGAAGCTGCTACTGTCTGCCCACTTGATGTAAATTGTCCATCACTTCCCCAAGTATTCCAACCTGCATCATCATCATCTGAATCATCATCTGTTTTATAATAAACAGTTACATATTTATTTGAATCTAAATTTAAACCAGTTAAAGTAAGTTTAACTCCTGTCTTATTAACATCTGGGAAGTTAAAGTTTATAAATGGTGTATAAAAATTACCTGAAAACTGCTGTTCTGTAACTGCATTTAATGCTGGATTTTCATTTCTTACAGGCATCCTAACTCTAAATAATCTTGGCTCTTTATTATTGCTTGAATCGTTAGCATTGTCATCAATATTAGACCCAAAAACAAATAAACTATTTCTTTCTGAGCCTTGAAATTTACCCATTTGATAAACTTGTGTAACAGTAAAACTAGCCATAGTATGTGCAATTTCTTCTGGAGCAGAAGAACCACTTTCTCTCTGAGTTCTAACTGATAATAATTTAACTGTTTTTGATATACCTGCACCTGCTAAAGCAAACGGAAAAGTATATGGAAACCCACCTTCTCTACCTAAATCATCAGCAAGAGCGACAAATAAATTATTTTTATCTTGTGCTAAACCTGTAATTCTTCCACCAAATCCTCTAAATGTTGGTGCTTTAAATAAATAAGATTGGTCTTCCCATACATACGAACCACTATAACTACCCGGACTTATTTTCCAAAAAGATTGGTCACCACCTGATGCAAAAATTGAACCTGACCTACCTTGAGCAACTCTAAAGTTATGTTCATCAGGGAAGAAATTGGCTTCTGGCTGTAAATCTAAAAACTTATTAGTTGCTCTGTCATAAGACATAAGTCCATCTTCTCTACCTACATAAAGAATATCATTTGAACCAAATAAACTTACTATTGACCTGTCAGGATTTCCTGCATCTATTTCAGTTCCCCAGTTTGCTGTATCGGTACCATCAGTACAAACATTTACTGTATTTCCTCTAGTTTTAAATAAAGCCATATCTCCACTAGCATTTCTTGCAGTAGTAAAATAAGATGCTTTGCTTTGATTATTATCTCCACTATTACTTGGTGTAGACCAAGATGTTCCATTTGAAGACCTTTTATATGGTCTTTCAGTTGCAACTATCATGCTACCTTCAGTTGTAGAACTTGCTGAATATTCACCTAAAGCTGCATAAAGAACGGATTTATAGCTAGCAAGGCTTGTAATTGAATATGCACTATCCCAATAAACAGGTTTCCAGTAATTATTGTCATCATCCCATTGAAGTATTTGTCTACCACAACCAACATATATTTTTCCACCAAATTCTTGGGGTTGAGTTGCAACTACTCCACCTTCTGGAATAATAGAGAAATCATCCATTGCCCAAGTATCTCCAGATGCACTAAAAGTAACTCTTATTTTGATACCAGTAGTATCACTTTGTATTGTTACATTTAAATCTGTTCCAGAAGACCCAGATGAATGTGCATTTTGCCAATCTGTATTTGTAATAGCCTGAGATGATGTAGTTGGTGTGCTAGAACCACCACTTTCTATAATGCTAACTGTAGCATTTCCAGAACCTGATACTCTTTTTAAATATCCATGTAAAAATATTTTTCTACTTTGAAATAAAGAAGCATTATTAAGAGTTTGCTCTACATATTGACTTGTTCCTGTAGTTACAACTTTTGCTCCTGCTTTTCCGTTTCTTATATATGTAGAACTTGTATCGCCTTCAAATGTCATTCCAGATGCTGATTTAGACCAAGGGTCTATAGTATAATCATCTGATGATATTGCTTCAAATCTACCATTTCTAAGCATACTGTCTGTTTCATCAATAAGGTAGCCAGTAGTTATCTCGCCTTTAAACATAGCCAAAGCATCCTCTGTATAGCCATAAACTGCTTTTGCAGCATTTGCTTCACTTGCAGTACCAAACTGTTCTATAAACGATGCTCCAAATCCTCTGTGCCATGTTTGCTGGTCTAATACAAGTCCTATGTCTGGAGATTGTTGTTGATAGTTTGCTGCATCAGTTGCTTGCCTAGGTGGTGCTGGTGAAAGATGTTCAATCCTATATCCACCCGGTAATCCTGAAGAATTTTTATGAAGTTTAATACCTACAATAGAACTTGAACCATCAGTTTTGCTAAGAACTATATCAGAATCAGATTTAGCAGTTGGCATTAGTATACTCCTTTGAGCAATGTAATAGGAGCCATTCTTCCCTTAGAAGTAGCTGCCATATTCCTAAAATGACCAAATCTCCTTTGTGCAATTTGAAATTCTGTATCGTCAAGTTGGTCAATATCTTGTTGAAACCAAAGCATCGCAGCATAAGAAAATAATAATCTTAATTGATCTCCTTCTATTTCCATAGTATCTGAACCACTTGACAATGAAGACAATAAAGCCATACCTCTAACTCTTAATTGGTAATTATTTGCACTTCTAATTCCATGAATAATAATATTGTCAGTTTCTTCTCTCCATCCCATAATAGGACTTCCTAAAGATTGAGGTATTTCACTTTGTCCTGCTGTAGCAACTATTTCATCTGCATAAAATACAAAAGCATCAGATGTGCTTGTTACATGAAGTCCAACTTTAATACTCGTAGCTAAATCTGTTGCAACTAAAGTATGAGTAAGCCTTTCCCATCCACCTCCGGAATGAGTAGTGCCTGTTGAAATAGTACCTGAATCTATTTGAATTGCTGCTGATACTCTACTTGCTGTTCTTGAATATACCCATATTCCTACATTAATTTCTTCGCCTTTATAGTTAGTTCCACTTGGAACTGTAAGTAAGGCTGTATTTACAGAACCTGCTGCAACTTGGAATTGTGCAGAATAAGTACCACTAAATACCATCCAATTATCTGGTCCAGTAGTTTCTGTTTCTTGAGTTATGCTTGTAAAACTATCATTTACCCAATCAGCAGGTGTTGTTGAATCAGTCCACTCTTCAAAATCACAATTTAAAGTATTAACAATATTATTTGCAAAAGATTTAGCATCAATTCTGGGTTCTTCATATATTTGCCTAACAAATCCTTGCCTTATAGAAGTAGGTCTAGCATATTTATGTTGCGAACCTTCTAATGTTAAGGTTGTATCTTCAACATGCTTATATAATTCAGGAAATGCTTCTAATCTAGCATCGTTTAAAGTATCTCTTAATTGGTCAGGGTCATACCTGTAAAGTTCAAAAGTAGCCTGTGTGCTACTATCTGATGTCAAAGCAGTACCTGATACAGTAATTGTGCCAGAACTTGCTGTATAGTCCGTTACACGCCTTACAGTGTCATCATTGTTAGCACTTGTAATTTTAATAAAGGTGTCATTTAGTGCATCATCATTGTTAAAACCAGAATCAGTAAGTTCCGTAGACACTACTGATGTGTTTGCTGCAATAGCAGTTGTAGTGGTAAATGAACCTATGTATGCACCAATATACCTTCCAAATTGAGGTAGCATTGTATCTAATGTTGTTGTTGCCATTAAACTGGAACCTCCGTAGTTTTACCTGTTTGAACATCAACTCTAATCTTTAAAGGTCTAGTTAAACCACTTTTTTCAGTTTTCATAAATAAAAACTCTTGAGCTATAACTTCTCCAGTTATTGGGTCAGCAATATTAAAAGTTTGAATAACAGGCATACGACTTGCCATTTTATCGTAAATCATTTTTGCTTTATGCTGTTCTACGCTAGAACCAGTATCTTCTGATCTATGCTTTCTAACTTCTTCATAAGCCTTTTCACCTGCTTTAGAATCGTCAGAATGTTTAGTAGCTAAATCACCAGCCATTTGAGCGTGAGATTCTACATCACCATATCCAATCTTGCCCTCTGGAATTACCATTTTCATTCTTCTGCCATTTTTAGTAACAGTATGTTCTGAAACTGATATTTCAGGTTCTTCTTTAAATATGTTATTTTTGTTGGCTTTAGTATATTTACCCATAAGCCTACTACGCTGCCGTATTTATAATAACGCCATGTATTCCAGTATTAGCTGTGCCGTAAGATACATTTATAACTGCATCTGTGCTTGTTGCTTCAACCATTTTAATCTCAGCCAAAGTATCTGCTCCATAAACAGTAAAAGCATCACCTGCACTAACTAGCACACCTTCAGCAGTTGCTGGGTCTGTGCCATCTATTCTGTACCTTATTGCTGCTGTTTCAACTTTAATCTGTGCAAAGTTCACATCATTGGGTACTGTAAGTGATCTTACTGTAGCATCAACAGTTAATTTTTGATGTCCAAATGCCATGTTTCTCCTTATTCAGAATCTTCGGTAGTTTTTTCTTCTACAGTTTCTTCTTCCACCTTTTCTTCCTTTTTTTTCTTGGAAGATTTTTTCTTAGGTTCTTCTTCAAATTTAAATTCAGCCATTTTACTCCTTCATAGTAGGAGAGGTAAATGAAAAGGCTATTTAAACCTTAGTACCATGTACTAAAACCTCTCCTACTATTATCAAACTAATTATTTTTAGTTAAGTCCAGATGTGGAAGACACCCATTGTCCTTCACAGAATCTAAACCATCCACCTGCGTTCTGGTCAAGAACACCGATAGCATTGTCAGAGTTGTTTCCATCTCTGATAGTAAGTGCTTCGTCTGCATCAGCTTCGTTTTGTATGTATACTTCAGCGAAACCAGTTGTTACACCAGTTTCAGAACTATCAACAAAAAGAAGGTCTAAGTTTCTAGCACTACCTCCGGGATCAACTATTTGCAACTTGTCGCTTGCAGCAGTAAGTGTCAAATCAGCGTTTCCAGACATGGTAGTAGTAGTAGAGTTAACACTTTCGTATTGTCTAGTACCTACAGTCATTGTATTTATTCTCCTATTTTAGGTAATTTAATTTTTTGAGGTTTTGGTTTCTCCGTTTCCATCTTGGGGAGCTGCTCTTTTGTCTTAGATGCTTCAACCTTTGCAGGGAGCTTCATAAGACCACCTTTCTCAAGATACCCAACGATGCTTTCTGGAAACATTCGTGCTTTGGTTTTGTCCATCCTAACAACATCTCCATTCAGAGATTTTGCAGGCAGGTATATGTAAGCCATAGTAGGGTCTTCAGACCATTCAGGTTCAGGAAGTTCAGTTAGATTGTTATCTTCAAGATGTTTCTCTAGGATTTCATTCCACCTGTTCTCAAACTTGATTTCTTTCACAATGGTATTCCATCGTTCTGTCTTTATGTCAGTAGTCATTTCTTTCTACCTCTCCTACCTCGTCTTCGTTTCCCAGCTTTAGATTGCCCAACAGAAGCGATCTGTTTAGGCTCACTGGAAGACGGAGAACCAATAATTTCTTGTTTAGTTTTGACGAATGCTGGTATGTATTCGCCAGAGAAGACTAATTGTTTTCCCTCCAACTTAGATTGCCTTTTTATCTTTGATAAATAGTGTCCAACCCTATCCGTTTTAACACGAAAAGGGTCGCCACTTGTTGAATCATAGATAGTTGTATACAAATGTTCGTCATTACTGTCGATCATTTTAGTATAGTAATCCTGTTGTTGGGTTGTCATCTAATCTCCTACAGTGCGTCTGATGCTCCGAGCATTTCAACACCCCAAGGGTCAGCCACTTCGGCTTCTCCCCATTCACCAACCATAACCATCTCAGTACCTCTTAATGAAGCATCTCTCTCTTCTTCAGCTTCCATTTCATGAGCCATAGCCAAAGCTAAAGCCTGTGGAACGAAGATAGCACCTTTAGAGTCACCAGAACCATCTCTGCTTAATACACCAGATTGGTAAATTGGAACACCAAAGGCTTTTTCATTTCCTCTGAAGTAGTTTTGTACCACATCAGCAGTAATACCTTCTGGAATTGGCTGTGCAGCCATACCAGTAGTTCCACCACCTTGGATACCAGTTACTTCTTGAACGAATGCTCTAATTTGTTCTGGGTGGAATACACCTGAAGGTGTACCCGGAGCCATTCCATAAGAAGCATTGTTGTCAGTTTTTAAGTAAGACACAGCACCTGCTACATGGTAGTAAGTAAGGTAGCTACCTGCTGATCCGATTGAGTTCGAGAACCCATCGAATAGAGTTGTAAGATCACTTTCTAGTAATCTTCCTAAAGCACCACCTTGTACTTCACCAACATGAGAAAGTATGTCTTCGTTATTTTGTCTGCTCAATCTATCAGAAACAAAAGTCATGATACCATGCTCAGAAGCAGTAATGCTTGTCACAGTAACAGATAATTGTTGAGGAACTGATATGTCAATACCTTCAGTAAGTGCTGCTGCATCGTTTCTACCCCAAACTGGAATATTAACTTGCTTTGCACCTTGAGGAATATCATATCTTGCTACAAGCTGGTTTGTAGGACCAGCAGGTTCTATGTTTGCTATTGCATTAGCAATAACAATCCTAGACATATCTGACAGACTCGAACTAGACGATAGCGATAGTCCACTTGCCATTGTTTTATTCTCCTATTTTTAAAGGTTTGTGTAACCTTGATTCTTTAATTCTTTTCTAGCTGCCCTAAATTGTGTAGCATCAATTTGACCATTTGCCATCATTTCTGCTAAATCAGATTGAGATGTTATTCTCCCTGACCCACCTTTAGGTGCACCAGTTGTAGACGGAACAGGTGCTTCTTCTGCAGGCTTTTCTTTTTGAACAGGTTTTTGTTCTTGTTGAGATGGATTTTTAATCTCCTCAATATTTTTTTCGGCTAACTTTAAGGCTTGCCTAGTTGACATTCCTTGAGTATAACCTTTCCAAACCCTAGAATCTCTAATGTCAATCCCAAGACCACTTTCGTTTATTAAGTCTTGAGTCATTTCTGCTAAAACAGTCTGCTCACTACTCATCTGTTGTTGAACTGGGGGTTCCTGTTGTGGAACTTCCTTTGTTTTATCCAACTGAGATTTATAATACTCAGCCTGTTCTTCAGGTGACATTTCTTGAACTCTAGATTGTTCAATAATTTGGGCTTGCTCCCGTAAAGGATTAAGCACCTCGTCTATTTGATTTTTAAGTTCTTTTTGCTGAGAAGCTGTCCAGTTTGCAAAACTACCTTTAAAACTATTTAAAGATTTAGTAGTAGCATTTTCAACCATTTGTTGAATTTGTTCTGGTGACAAAGGTTTTTCTTGTGCCTTGACTTCCTCTGTAACCTCTTCAGTAACTTGCTGCTCTACTTGTTCTGCAACTTTTTCAGCAATCTCTTGCTCTTCTGCCTTAACAGTTTCCTCTGAAGCCGTAACTTCTTTTTCTTCTAACATGAGCCGTAACTCCTTAATTGTTTAAAATACATTTATAATTTACACCGAACCTTGATATTCTTCAAGTGTGAATGGTGCTGGATACTTCCAAACATCTTCTTTATTTCTATTATCAACATGCTCAAAAGTAGTTGTATAACCCCATCTGTACAAGAATCCATCAAGAGGTTTGTCTATTTTTCTAAGTTCTTTTCTTGCACCTGTAATTTGAGAATTTATAGTTCTTATGCCGGGATAATCTTTTAATATTTGTTTTTTTGTAACTTCATTAGGTTCTAATTTCCATCTTTTATAAGCTAAAGCATCTCTTTCATTTACATTTTCAAGAACTGCCCTTTCTGTTTCTTTCCAATAATAAGAAAAATAATCTTTTGCAGAATAATATTCAGCAACAATAGGAGGAAAATCTCTTGCAGCATATGTTCTTGCTTTCACATAATTTAAAATATTATCAAGACCTTTGCTTTCCCATGTATTTACAAATTGCTTTATGGCTTCATCTCTGGCATACCAATCAGTTTCTCCTGTAACTGTTTCTATATCAGGATTTAAAATTACATTTGTTAAATAATCTTGATATGCTGTATCCAATACATCATCTTGGTAATCCAATTTAGGTAAATTTTCTTTATCTCCTGCAACTTGTGCCCAATAAGGTGCAAGAAGATTTAAATCTCCTTCTTCTGTTCTTTTTCTAAGCGATGACATTGCATCATAATAAATATCTGCTGCATCAGTAATATAAATATTTCTTAAACCTGCTGGGTCAATAACACCTCTGTCTAGCATTTTTATGCCTTCTTCTATAATTTCTTTTTGTTCAGATAATACTATTTCTTTTTCATTAAAATATTTATTTAATTGTTTAGAAACTTCATTTCCTCTTTCCGATGAAACCCGACTTGCTTCTGCTATTAATTTTTTTAAATATTCTGATTCTCTAGTTAATACAAGTCTTTCTACTTTACTCAAATCGTTCCATTTTTTTCCATAATAATCTTCAGCAAGTTCATCTTGAACTTTTCTTTTTTCATCAAAAACATCTATAGGTACTGCTCTTAATCCAAGCAATTCGGGCATTATTCCTTTTTCATTTAAATTCCAAGTCCAATTTCCTGTAAGTGGGTCAGTTACCATTATATTTTCTGCCCAAAATGGTCTTAGTCTTTTACTTACAACACCATCTTTACCTATATATCCATTTAAATTTCGTTCTATTGGATTTCCAAGTGCATCTGTTCCTGAAAACAAATCCCAAGAAAGACTTGTTGCAGGAGAAGTTCTTCCCATAAACCAACTTACTAATGGAAGAGTTCGCCCCTGTGCTTTCTCAAAAGCACTTTTGTCTTTAAAATCATCTCCACTTCTTGCTAAAAATGCTAAAAATGACCTATAGAAACCTCCAAAACCTACATCACTATCACCAAATCTAAGAGTCATAAAATCTCCTCTAGTTGGGTCTAACTTAGGTTCTTGACCAGAAATAGCAGCTGTTGTTACATAAACAGTATGTCCAAAAAAAGCCAAACCAAGAAGAGATTTCCTTGCCAATTCCCCTTCCATTCCACCTTTTCCTACAGCAGCAATAAGACTAAGTGATGCTCTTGTATAAGATGGTGAAAAGAACAAAAATGCTCTTTCAACCATCATTTGAGAAGCTGGCAATCCTAAAGCAGCTGCATCTATACCACCTGTAGATTTCATTAACCATGAACCTATTTGTTTTCGCAGATCAATAATAAGTTCTTCTCTATTAAGACCTTTAGAAGCACCTTTTGCAATTATATCATCTGCTTGGCTTTCTATTATTGGTTCAAAAAGCTCGTATCCTTTTAATTTTATTATATCACCAGATATATTAAATGACCTTTGTGCTCCTCTATATCCTGCTGCTAATACTTTTACAGGAGCATTTAATACAAAATTAAGATTTTTGGGAAGAAATCTTCCAGTAAAATCTTCTATGCCACCTGCAATTTTTCCTATTCTATCCATTCCAGCAAAAGTATCTGTTGCTTCTTGGGTAAATCTTAAATTACCATCGGTTGTTGCTCTTCTAACAGTTGCAGGGTCCATTTTAGATATTACATATGCTAAATTAGACTTATCTACAAATGCTAAAGCAGCGTGTTTCATAGAAGAAGCATACACACCAAATAATCTTGGATTAGCTACAGTAGCAGCACCTAAAGTTACAAGACCTTGTAACATATGCCAAGACCAATCTAATCCAGTACCAACTTGTCGCATTACATTTGATGCTTGTTCTGCTCCTTTAATTCCTGCCCACCATTTAGTTTCTGGATTTAAATTAAATTCTTTTGCAATTTGTTTTGCGTGGTTTTCATCTCTAAAAAAAACATTTTTAAGTTGTTTTGGACCAAGTTTTTCTCTAATAGCTAAATCATCTAAATCATTAAATGATTTTAATGAATCTTTTGTGCTTAATCTTCTTCCTACAGCTTCTGCAACATCTTCATTCGTCACTCTTTTACTTTTGCTTAAACCACTAAGAAGTTTATATAAATGTTTAGTATTTTTATTATCTAATTTTTTAATTACCTTTCCTGTTAATTTACCTGTTTTTGAAAGATTTACTATATTTTCAAGTGCTTCCATATTAGCGTTATCAAGTACATTTATTTTTCCTGACATTTCTTCTCCAATTTCATCAATAAACTTTTGATTATTAATAAGAGTATCAATTTGCCTTTTTTGAAGAGTTAAAGCTGTGCTTACATGATTAAATTTTAATTTTCCTGAAACTATTGCACTACTTATAGTTTCAGAAGTTAAATTTCTTGATTTTTGTATATTTTCTATTTCTTTTAATTGATTTTGCGATATTTTTTTACTTGTTTTTATTTCCCATATTTTTTTAATATTATCGTCAAAAGTCTTTCCCATCATTAATTCGTGTGGAAAATAAACTTGTTCCATTTCTACTGTATCTAAAAATGCTCTTACACTTTTTGAAACTTTAATATCTGTAAATAAATCTGCAATAGTAAGACCTGCTTTTTTAAGTAAATTTCTTTGATGTGCAAGTTGACCCATTGCGTGTGCAGCTCCAACTACTATTGCATCCCATTCTGGTGTTTTTAAATCGTCAAATCTTACATATTTTTTTAAATCTGCTGCTGAAAACTCATCAAGATAACTACCTGCAACTTTAGCATCATCTCTTAGTTCTTTTACAATTACTCTTATAGGTTTAGTAAACATGCCTGCAATAAGGTCAGCTTGATGCAATCTTCCATCTTTTGTAGCAAATATTTTAAATTCTTTTGGAAATTTTTTACCTAATGTTTTATATATATCGTTAAAATTAGAATTTTTTATTATTTTCCCCCCTATTCTTAATATTGGAGTAAATCCTGTTTTAAAAAAGTTCTCAAAAACATCATCCATATCTTGGTCAGTTATTTTTGCATTTCTACCTGAATTTTTAAATGATATTCCTGCAATATTTCCTTGAGTAATAGAATCTGATTCTCTTATACCTTTTCTTAAAATAGCTTGAGTAAGTTTATTTTGTTTTAAATACCTTCTTGTTCTTCCAAAAATTCTATCTGAAGCAGAGTTCCAACCTACAATTCCTTTTTCAGGAATATGATCTGCAATTTTATCAATTCTTCTTTTAAACATTCCCCAAAGTCCGTTCTCTGGTTTTGCTATATCATCTGTATGCCCGGCTATTCTCATTTCTATTTCACTTGTGCTTTTAGCTTTAGAAAAAGGAATATTCTTAAATAAATCATCTGCACCTGCTGCTTCAGCAGTATCTGTAATTTTTCCACCCCTTTTAATATAATTAACGCCTGCTTTTCCTGCTTTAAATCCTTTAACAAGCCCCAAACCTGTATATGTAAGAGGGTCTAATAACATTTCAGAACCAAGTGCAGCCCCAAACTCTAACTCTTTATCATCTTTGGCTTCTATATATGCCTGTCTAGTTGCCTTTGCGTAATCAATCCAACTACCTCCGGTAAAAGGAATAGTATATTTAGCAGAACCCCAAGGGTCATCTGGGTCTATATTTAATAATTCTGCTCTTCTTCTTCTAAGTCTTTTATACAAAGGTTCATCAGTTCCAGACCCACCTCTTCTTATTTGATCTTCAGTTTCTTCTTCCAATAATCCACCAGAAGGAAGTGCTGCCATAGCAGTTCCTGCTACTAAATCAGCAGTAAAACCTATAGCATCAAGGAATTTTGCAAAAGCACCTTTTTTCTTTTGCTTAGGTGGCTCAGTAGGTGTTTGAAGTTTTTGTTGTACATCAAAAGGATTTCGAGGGTCTTGTTCTCTTTGTTCTTGTGCTTGTCTAGCATAACCAGCCTGCTCAAATTTCCTAGTTGTCTGTAAAGATTTAGGATTTAATCTTCTTCTAAGATATTCTCCAGATTCTATATCTTCTAATCTTTGAAAAGGATTTGGTGTTGTCATTTATCACCTTTGCAAAACTGCACCACTAAATGGGTCAGCTGAAACTGATTTTTTTAATTGTCTAGGTGCAAGTATACCTGTTCCAGCACCTGATGCTGGAGTTTTTCCTAATATTTCTTTTACAAGTTCTTCTTCACCATATACTCCACGCTGTGCTGCTTCTGCTAATGCTCTTGCTCTTTCAGCAGGTCCTGCCAGCGAATAATCTCTAGCACTAATAGTTTGAGATTGTGGGTTCATGCCATTTATAGGGCTTATATCAAAAGGGCTTGCTGAACTTGACAGATTAGAAGATATAAAATCTGCAAAATTTCCTTGATTATTAGATACTGGAAATACTCCTCCAAAAGGTTGATCTACTGCAATTTGTCTTCCAATAGGTATACTACTTGATGGTTCTGTTTCAGGATCAAATGGTTCAACAGGTGCTCCTTGCATTTGTTGTTGTGCAAAAGGATTTTGCTGAAATGCTTGTCTTTCAAGATTCTCTAAAAATCTTCTTCCTGCTTCAGTAGAAGTTGCAAGACCATAAGCAACAGGGTCAGAATATATTCCTGCTAAAGTCTGTTGAACTTGAGGTCTTCCAGATTCTCTTAATTGTTGTAACCTAAAATCACCTAGTTGTTGTTCAAACTGACCCGGTGCACTTAACAATCCTTCGGAAGCACCAATTAAAGATACATTTCTTTCTAAATCTGCTAACTCTTGTGGTGATAGTCTATCTGCACCTACACCCATACCTCTGGTAGATTGAATTTGTTGTGAAATAATTTGAGCAGTTGAACCTTCAAGTTCTGTTCTTGCTCTCAACTGTTCTGAATAAGCATCTAAAGCTGCTTTAATTGCAGGGTTTTCAACTCGTCTAGTATTGGTAATTTGATAAAATTCTACATTTCCATTTTCGTCTGGCTGTCCACTTCCTCTAACTCCTTTATAAGAAGGATTTGGTATTTGTTCTATTTCAGTAACATCTACAAATAAATCTTGTCCTTCAAATAAATCTATTGGGAACCCCGGTAATGAATCTGCGTTTAAACCAAATGGTCCTGTGTCAATTCCAAAGTTATTAAAAAGTTCATCTAAGCTACCCGGATTTGCAGAAGGTTGTGCATCTACAACTTCTTTTTTCGGTTCTACAAATTCTTTTTCCAAATCTGGTACTTGAGTTCTAGGGTCAATATCAGTTTGACTAAACATGCCAGCACCCGTAGCAAAACCCGGTACCATTCCTGTTTCTTGTCCTATTCCTGCCGGGTCAACAAAGGCAGGCACTTCTGGTTCAATACCTGTTCCTGCTCCATCAAATTCTTGAAAACCTTCCATCTGTGTTTCAATATCTGTTTCAATATCTGTTGCTTTAGTAGATGGAAGATAAAAACCTGTTTCAGGGTCTGCCTTCAGAGTATTAATATAGTTTTCTAGTTGTTCAGAGTTTGCCTTTTGATTACTAGATAGTGGAAATACTCCATGACCAAAAACATTTGCTTCTTTAAGTGATTCATAATCAAGAGGTCTGTCGATTTGCTCATTTGCTATTAAAAATTGGTTAATATAAGGATTTAAGTTAGTACCATCTCCCCGATCTACTGTAACTTCTTCTAAAAAATCACCTAATTCTGAATAAAGCAAATTTTGCTCATAAGGTATCCCCTTTTCTGCTATGTCATCTGGCTTTCTGTTATTAAACATAACAAAGTCATCATATTCAATGTCAGACCAACCTTTTCCTTCTTGGAAAACATTAGGAGTAACAGGAATTTCTATGGAAGAATTTAAAAAATTATTACCTTCACCCGGAGAAATTAAATGCCAAACTCTTACAGATTGATTTCCTTTTGTATATTCATAAACTCTAAAATTTGAACCAGAACCATTTGTTCTATTAAGATTTCCACTAGGCTGTTCTTTTATAAGCTGTTTACTCCAGCCAGCAAAAGCAGGTTGTGGCTCAGAAGCCTTTAATTCTCCCAAACTGCTAGGATTTAATGATTTTTTCATTTCTTGACCTTGAATAGTGGTATCCTGATTCCTAAGCCAATATTGAGCACTTCCTTCATCCAAATCACCATCCATTACCATCTTGTTTAATACTTGATATGGTAAATCGAAGTCACCAGAGGGCAAGTCTGTATAATTATTTTCAATAGCCTTTTCTATAATTTTATCATTGATGTCTGACATTTTTTCTTCTTTAAGATTTTGTGCTATTTCTGCATCTTCTTCTCTATCAACAAAATCAGGCATTTGAGTTTGAATTGTTTCTTGCTGAAAAGGATTTATTGTAGTAGTTGCAGGCTGATAAGGCGTAAAAGTATTAGGATTTATTGAAGGTGAAAGTTCAAGGGAGTAGGTATCACCCCCCCTAACTTGTGGATTCCGAGTTCTACCTATTTCCTCACCATATTGACCAGCAAATGATGAATTACTTACTCCTCCAGAGTGTTGGATTGCTGTTGTTGGGTCAAACGCTGAAAGAACCCTAGCACCTGATTCTTGTGTCATAGCATTTGCAATTCTTAAAGCATCAGCTTGGCTTGGGGCATCAATATAATCTCTATATTGCCTTCCGTCAGTTCCTAATAGATTTATTTCATATTTTGGCATATTTAACTCTCAAAAAAGGGATTACTAAATTTTTTCCCTACTGGTTTCTTTTTCATTTTAGGTGCTTCCGGTTTAACATAACTACCAAGAACATTTTCAGATTCTTTTACAAAAGATTTTATTAAATCATCGAAATGACCAAAAGCCGTTGGTATTGTTTTATCTGTTCTTGCCATTTATCTCATCCCCGGTGGCAAATCAGAGGTTGGTACTCTTCTGTTTCCTGTTCTAGCAGGAGAAGATATTTCTCTGGCTACCAAATCTTGTTCTTGTAAACTACCCGGAATTACCGGTCTAGTATTAGTTTGCACTCTTTGTTGTTCAGATGCAAGTGTTCTAGCAGGTTGGTTAGTTGTAGAGAACTGACCAGCATTTGGTTGTTGGTTGTAAATACTTTGAGCAATCTGACTTGCTTGTTGTCCACTTGTTTGACCACCACCAGCAGCTTCAACTATCTGTTGTAGCAATGGAACTCTCTCTGCTGCTGCTTGCTGCAAAGCCATCTGTACTTGTTCTGATTTTAAGAATTGTTCTGCAAGTATCTTAGATTTAACTTCAAATGCGTTTGATACACCTGCTTTTCTAAGTGCAGTATCGTGGTCTGTAAATCCTGACAACCACAACTGGTTCCACAAGTTTAACTTTCTTTCCTGTTCCTCTGGAGAAGTTGGAGTAAGTTGAACCATATTTACATAATGACCTTTAATATCATTTGGTCTAATAATTGCATCAAGTGGACCTGTTTCAGTTTTACCAAATACAGTTACCTTGTCTTTAATTACATTTTCAACAATGTTTAAAATAATTGAATTTCTGTTTTGCAATCCTCTTTGTGCTGCTTCTACATATGGACCAAAATTTAATGCTGCAATTCCAGCTAAAACTGCTGTATGATAACCACTAGCAGCACCCTGTGGTCTTTCTCCTCTGACTACAGCAGGTGCTGTGTTAGCTTCGATAGATTGACTCATCATCTGTTGAGCAATATTAATTGAAGCAGGTGGCTCCACAACTTTAGATGGATTTATACTTACATTCTGTGGTACAAAGTTTTTTGCACCCGGAGTTTCTTCGTACATTTCCATTACTTGTTCGGTAATACCCGGTGGACCAGTAAAGTCTTTAGTTTGCCAAGCACTTTGTGCAACTATGTCAAGATATTGAGATGCAAGTCTACTCTCTGCTCTCATCATGTCAAAGTTGCCATGCAATATTCCTCTGTAAAGTTCTTCTGGTTTTGCACCTTCTGTAAATAATCCTGTATTAGGATGATAAATAGTAAATGGCAAAGTTCCATATCCATGCCGTTTAGGTTTAAGTGCCCATTTTTCATCAGCCATGTAGGCAACCTGAGAATATGTCCAAACTTCTACAAACTCTACAGTTCCTGAAAGCTTGCCTTTCCAATTTGGAAAATGTGCATTTACCCATTCTGATTCTACTTCGTAAAAATGTATTACCCATCTTGGGCTTGGACCATTGTTAGTATCCCAAACCATCATTTTGGGGTTTATGGCTGTAGATTGCATTGGAAAAGATATATTTCTTTTATCTAATATATCGTTTAATTTTTCCTTATAATCTGTAAGTCCTTTGTCACCTTCTGGTGGTTCTGGAAACTCTTCCCATCTGTTTGCAGCAAATTCTGTTTTTTCAAATGCAATTCCATAAAGTGCCATATGTTTTGCAATTTCTCTCCTAGTTGGAGTAAATTGTTCAAGCATATGATTTGCACCTGTAAGAAACTTCTCCATGTTCTCTGCCCTTGCTTGTCCTCTTGCTCCCGGAGCAGGAACAGATATATCTATAAACTGTGGAGTTACATGAGCAACAAGAGAGTTTACAACAGATTGTGCTGTTCCCAATCTAAGCATTGTGCCTGTTTCAGGAATAGAAAAATCAAATCTATTTAAATAAAAATCTTCTGATTCATTACAGTTGTCGTAAAATTCTCTAAAGTTAAATTTACCTTCTTTTAATTTTCCAATTACCCATTCTATCGACACAAATGGTTCGTCAATGGGGTTGGCTGCTTCTCTCGCTATTTCCTCTTCAGGATTTACATTTTCTGATATTTGTCCGTATGTGGTAACCATATTATGTATTTCTTATAGTTTGCAAGTATTCATCTATCGAGATGCCTGCATCTTCTAATTGTTTTTCTTTTCTAGCTTTTTTTACTTTTTGAAGTCTAGAATTTTTATTAAAATAATTATTACTAGGATTTAATGGTCTGATACCTGAAATAGAATTTGGAACAACCCTTTCTCCCGTTATTCCTTCCATAGCAGGATCACAAGCCATTAAAGCCAAACATTCTGCATCCACCCAGTCATCATGTGCACCTGAAACACTAAAAAAGGTGTGTCCTCTATTTGCACTTTCCTTGTGTCCTATATCTTCCAACTGACTTATCAGTTTAACCCAATTTTGTGGAAAAGATACAGTTTCCTTTTCTAAAGATATAGCATAATCTAAAAATAATTGATACTTTTTACCCGGAGTAAAATTATATCCTATCACAGGAATACTTTCTTCCATCAACTCTCTGTAAAGCACATCTTCTCCAAATTTACCACCAAGCCCAGTAGAGTCCATATATATCTCTTCAATGTTCCATCTTACACTTAAAGACTTAATTGTTTCAACCTGTAAAGACCAATCAGTTTTCATTAATTCAACAACAGTTACTGATTCTCTAGTTTGCCTATCCTTTACAATCATTACAGTTGGATCGTTGCTTCTACCTAAGTCTAATCCTGCAACATAGTGCCTTCCATCTATTGGTCGTGCAAGTTCTACAGCACCTTTTGAATACGCAGATTGAATATTTCTAAAAAAGTTACCTGCACCTTCAGGTTGTTTTGCAAGGTAAAATCTCTCCCATACAGCTTCTGTAAGTGCTTGCTTTTCATCTTCTATTTCAATTCTATCTTCTTCTGTAAGACCGGGATTATCAAATGTAGTTGCGTGAAAATATTCTCTTCTTTTATTTGGATTTTCTTTTGCAATCTTGCAATTTCTTGCAAACCAATGTTGAGAACTTTCTGGTGGAACACCTTCGACTATTGCTCTTCCCAATCTACCCGGAGAGTTTAAAGTAGGTCGCACCTTACTCCATGCCCCCTCTTTAATATCTTGTGCTTCAGCCATATGTAAAAAATCTAACCCAACAGTCTGTAATGATTCTGGGTTATCTGCTGACTTCAATTCCCAAAACACTTCAGTTCTGTAAAGTCCTTCAGTAGTACCTGACGAATTTTTTAAATCAAGCCAAACATGCAAATCATCTTGTTTAAATCCACCACCTCTACCTCCAGCTTGCCCCTTTCTTCTGGTCTTTCTTACAAATTCTTCAGGAATAAATGTTTGCATTTCATTCCATACCTGCAACATCTGGGCTCTTGTTGGTGCAACTGTCCATATATGAATCTGTGGAACAAGATTGGCTTGAATAGCAGTAAGTCTTTTAGAAGAGTTACCTACAACAACAGGAGAGGTAGCAGCTTTTTCAATAACGCTCATTGCTTCCATAAGAGAACTTCGGGTTTTTCCTGCTCTACGACCTGCTTGTACCCATTTTATTTTGGCATCTGAATCTACCATGTTCTGTTGCCATGGATAAAAATTATGTTCTCTCAAATAACTTAACCTCTACTGAGCCATCTTCGTTTTTCTTTTCTTCCTCTATCTCTGATGCGTTCATTTCTACAAGTTTTCTTTGGTCGATAACTCTCAAAGCAAATTCGCTACCTTTGCCTTGTGCCTTTAAATCTTCCATATGGAAATACTTAACAATATCTGCGTACTGTCCATAAATCTGTTTAAGATCATCATGTTTTATTCTGTAAGTATATGTACCATCCTCCCTTTGAGAAACAATGGGGTAGGCATTATCTTTTCGGTACATATCAAGATATTTTTTAAAACTTGGGGTCGTAATTATTTTTCTTTCTACCTTTTCATAATCAAATCCCAATTCTTCGCATATTTCTTCAATGGCATCAGGAGAAGAACCAAAGGCAGGTAGTGCGAGATATATTCTTCTTAGTTGTCTAGTCCATTGATTCCAACAAGGAATGGCTGTCAAAACCTTTTCTTCTATGTATGCGTAGCCTTTTTGTTTTGCCATGGAAAGTATTATACACCCCTTCTCTTAATAATCTCTACCCCATGTATTGCATGGCATTTTAAAACCCCTTAAGGGGGTTTTATGAAATTGCCACGCTGTGTCTATATATTTGGGCAACATATTTTTCAACGCTCTGACTACTACATAGGTCGTATATATAATGTTGCATGTGTATCGGTGAGCTGTTCCAAAAGGAACAGGTAAGTATGGTAATGTACACTACTATAATTTATGTTATTTAAAGTTTTATGTAGAAAATATCATTTTAAAGATATGATGTATAAGCGTGTTAATGTACACAGACATACTAAAAAGATAAAAAAAAGATGAACGCTTGTATAATGGGCTTCTAGACACCTTAAAAGCCAAGATTAGCCCTGTATATATAACAATATTCATAAGATTGTTTTGAAATGTATGAAATTATTCATAAAAAAGTATTGACAATAATATTTATTTATGTACTATTGAACTTAAATAAACATAGAGTTCAAAAGGAGAACCAAATGAAAAACCACTTTTACATAATCCTACTAGATGGAATGAGTTTTTACGAAGCAGACAGCTTGCAGGAAGCAAAAAAAATGGTTAGGAAAATAGAGCAAGAAGCTTTCGGAGCAGAGATAGAAATAGTAAAGGAGCAAATATAAAAAACCTGTCAGGGGATGTTAATCCCCTCTGATGAGTTCAAAAGAACGAAACAGGAAATAACCATAAGCGAAAGGAATCAAAAATGGTTACTAAAATAAACAAGATCGAGTTCAAGAAAGCCAAAGATGGCAAGATTGAACTTCCTACAGGTGTAAACTGGGAAGACGATCAAAAACTGGCTGTTCAGGTTATTGTTCAGGAATGGACTTTAAACAGGGATGTTAGGGGGATTCTTCCTTCTATCTTAAATGATAATGTGGGAGCAACACTAGGAAGGGAAGATGCATCAAGACAGATTGATACAGCTGAAATAGCAAGCTATGAAGGAATATCCTATGCTGTCAATGAAGCTTCTTTTTTCTCAATACTTGAAGAAAGAAGTGACAAGGATTACCCAAACAATAATTCAATTTTTGGGGATTACCACTTCTTGAACGAAGAGAGAAAACAGGAGATTCTATTCAATGTGAAATTAGAAATACAACCTGTTTTTTCTCAAGTAAAACAGAACAGGCACGAAGGGGGACATTACAGACCAGTTAATGGCAACAACAGAGCTGGGATCATGCAAATTAAAGAAGCTGTATTACAGCCCAATAATTGGCTTGAAGTTGGCTTGATGGTTGCTGTTCATGAGAAGGTTCACAATATAGCCCACTACTTAGGGATAAGCGACACTTCTGAAGGAAAAGACTTGCACAATAGGCAATTTCAGGCTTTGGCAATTAGCATGGGATTGGAAACCTTTTGGGATGAAGATAGAAGACATTGTTCAACAACAGGCTTGGCTGATGAGTTCTTTTCATGGTTGGAAAAGAATTTTGATATGAAGCAGCTAGAGAAAATATTCTCTCACGAAGCAGTTGAAAAAAAGGAACAGCCGAAAAAGAGAATTAAAAACATTGTGATTGATACTGAAACAAATGAAGTTTTTACTTTCAATCACACAACAACTAAAAACCAAAGACTAATCCAAGCCCTTCTTTCAGGAAATTTTGAAATCCACGAAGAAGGCACAGAATACTAAAAAAATTAAAATGGGGGGCTGTGGCTGTGTACACAGCCCCACCAAAGGAGAAAAAATAAAATGAAAAAAGTAGAAAGTAAAAACCTAAAAAATAAAACTGAGGGCTTCTTCCCTCAAAGAAGGCAAGTGATGAAATACATCTACGAAGCCAAGAATATAGCTAAAAGGTTTGGTATCCATCATGAGAGGATAGAGGTAAGAATTACTGAAAATCATGATTGTATTTTGGGTCAAGCCACTATGAATAGCAATAAAAAATATATTTGGATTACTGAAAAGGGATTGAATAGATCAGATTTAAGGGTTACTGTATTTCATGAAATCCTTCATACTCTATACAATCAAAAACATGTTAAGGGCTGTAAGCTTATGAATGATACAGCAACAACAGAAAATGTTTCAGATCAAGAGATAACAGATATATTTATCAACTACATAACTGGGGGGCTGAAAAACCCCACGCAATCAAAGGAGAAAAATAGAATGAAAAAAGATAAAGGCGTAATATGGCGTGGAACTGATGAGCATATTCTTTATTTAGAAAAGCAGAATTTCTTGTTAAACCAAGAAATTGAAAGACTAAATGGTATAAATGATTGTTTAGCAGAGTTTATAAAAACTAAAACCAAGTAAATAAATTAATAGGGGGGCTGAAAAGCCCCCCTATTTTTTTTTGTATTCTATAGAAGTGTACACTACCACAGCAACATTTTTTTTAGTTGACAATTAAAAAATTTATTGTTAAATTTATTGTAGCATTTAAATAAGTGAAAGGAACTAAAAATGCAGAAAGTAATAAAAATAAACGCTTTTCAAAAGGGGCGATTAGTTAGCATAGCGAAAAAAATCATTATGCTTTATCAGTTAGAGCTAAAATTAAAAACCCTTCAGAACATTGATAGTGTTGAAATCAGTGTAAAGTGGGAGAAATGGGGAGATGAAGTTTTGGAAGTAAAGGCAGAAATTAAGGAGCTAAAAAGTTCTTTAAAAAAGGTTACTGCTCTTGGGGGTGTGGGTTTTGAAAAATGGTTAGCTGATTATGGCTTAAACATTGATAATTTTGATATCAATGTAAAGGAAGGGAAATAAATAATATCTTTAAATAAATTAAGGGG